TAGTGGACTATGAGACACTCACCAAACGATGATTGATACCTCTCTGTTCCCCCACGAAAATCATCCATACAGGTTAGAGTTTGGCGAAAAGAAGAACGTTACAGTCTGTTGGTTCTCGTGCGAAGACCACTTGCAAAAGTACCTAAAAAGGTATAAACTGGATAGTAAGACCGCAAAGATTGATTACCGTGATGGAGAACCCGTTAAGTCTAGTAAAAAACAGCAGGACAGTGTACCGAAAGGACCTGGAAAGATCAGTAACCGAAGTTCTAGTGGAACTAAAGGGGGCACCAAAAAGTTGGATTCCCCTGGAGGTTCTCATCGCTCTCGTAAATCTAAATCAAAATGAATCAACAAACAAAGTTACTACTAGCACTTCAGCAGATTGATAACATCTCCAATCTTGTAAGGGAGAATAACTACGAAGCATTCTTCACAAGTCATTTGCTTCCAGTCCAATACGAAATAATTCGGCAACTAACATTACTTAAAAATGGAAAAGAAACTATATGATGATGGTGCCTTCTACATCGAAGAAAAACGGTGGGGAACTTGGCAATCTCATTACCCTGATGGTTCTGGTATCATCACATCACTAACTGAGGAGCAGTGTGTTAAGTCTACGCGATGGTATCTTAAGTGCTTACAAGAAGGCTTTCCCGATGCTAAAACTCATGAGGGAACTGTAGGTGGAAAACTCTAAATATCAATGCACTAATACCTAAGACATGGATTTTAGGAAAGGGGACCGTGTAATCTACATCGGTTGCACTGATGAACAAGTATCGTGGGGAGCATCTAATGACGACCCAAGAAAACTACTTATCGAAGGGAACATCTATCAAATCGAAAAAGTAGAATCTCACACTTGGCATACGAAGTTGCATCTTCGTGGTGTTTATGGTAAATTTAATTCTGTATCATTTAAGAAACTATGACTACAAGGACTTACGAAAGCAAAAATGGTGAAATCTGGACCTGGGAAGAAACTCCCGAGACCATTGAAGCACTTAAACAACTACATGAAACTGTGAAGCAAGTAAATGAACAACAAACCACTAACACCTGAAGAAGTACAGGTAGCAGCAGAGCAATTCTTTCCATTATTTGAAATTGTTCGCAATCGTATGCCCGAAAGTGCTACGATAGAAGACACATTGAAAGTAATGGAAACTGTCTGTGGTCTCGCACACAAACTCCGTGCAGAAGAAGAAAAAATCAAGTTCGGATTTAATAAGAATGAAACTAACACCGAATCAACAACTGTGGGCTAATGTATTCTCCTGTGCTGTGAAAAGGTCTAATGAATGTTTTGAACAAAAAGACCTTGATAGACACGCAAGAGAACATACAACAGTGGTACTAGCACTTCAAAAAGGCGAACAGTTTTGGACTAAACTACTATGATTCGTAAGTTTATTCAATGGTTCTTTGCACCAAGTAAAGTTCCTATTGTAGAAGAAGTTGACTTGTATGCTAAGATTGTAGAACTTGAAAAGCGTATTGCAGACTTAGAGTGTGAAAACATAGAGAACAGCAACTGCTTTTATGAACTATCAAATCACATTGATGCTGTTGATGCACGTATAGATATTCTATCTGTTGAAGCATTTACGAAAAATGTATGAAGAATTAAGTGATTTTGAAAAGGCATTAGCACACTTTGGAACAAGAGTTGAAATCATTGTAGCTTTAGAACTCGGTGGAAAATTAAATGCGGACACTGCTTACAAGAATATTAAGATGGAACTCAAGGAACTCAAAAAGATCCGAAAGTCCATCAAAAAAGACAAGGACGTGCAGTAAGTGTGAAGAGGTATTGCCCCTTGACGCAGACCACTTTCAGGTGGTAAAATCATTTCATTCGGGGTTCTCTTACTATTGCCTGGAATGTTCTAAACCCAAACCAAGAGATTGATTATGGACTACAAAAAGTATTCGCTTGAAAATCTAGAGAACTGGCTAAATGACGCAATGTCTTCTGGTGAAGCAACACCACAAGAAATCTATGATACCATTAGGAAAACAGTTCAAGAAGAATACTATTATCATAAGGATAAGGCATCAAAAACTAATGAACTTCTTGCTCTTTTGAATGGTCATAGGTCGGTTTCATTTATCAATGAAAATAATTCTACTGATTCTTGGACTAAGGAAGATGTTCTACGTCAGAGGGATTACTATGGACCAATTAAAAACAATAGTACTTTAACTACAAACAATATAGTTGATTTTACTAATCTAGGAGCAACAGATACGATTACCTTTACCTCATGTGATGCTGATGATACTTCACCTGAATGTAAGAGTTCTTGGAATAGTTTTTGGAATGACCAGTATCAAACTCCTTTCGTAAGTGAAGATGGAGACCTATTTTCTCATAATGATCGGGGTGTAAAAGTTGATGGATATTCTGTGAATGGTGAAAGTCACTCCAAGTATTGGTATGAATATGATAGGAATGATCCAAATAGGAAGAATCCATTCACTTCTACTGAAGATAAGATCACCAAGTGGGTTCTCCCGGTAGAACTTGATGGTCTAACTGGAGACTGTGTTGTTACTTTACCTGATGACCTACTAGAACGTGTTGGATGGGTAGAAGGTGATACTGTAGAGTTCGTATCTAATACCAATGGTTCTTTTACTGTGAAGAAAGTAGTGAAATCCGTAGTGGAAAATATTTGATAACCTGATAAAATACTATAAGTTAACTAAGAACCATGGCTTTTACTGAAAAACTAAGCGAAGAACTTTTAGAAGCAAAGAGTCATCTTCGCAATGCTCTACGTATCTCTGCTATGAACGAAAAATCTTTCGTTTCTAAGCACATCGCAGATCTTCTCTTTGCATTAGATAACCTAGAAAAAACTGAAGATATTATGGATAAACTAGAGAACCGCAAACCTGGCGATGCTGGAATGTTTGGTTCTTTATTTGGTTAACACTCCGTAACACTAACATAAAGACAACCTTAAGAAACCGCATATCTCCCTTAAATACTGTTAGGATATGAAGATAAACACGGGAGCAACAGTATGACTCTTCCATCACGGGGAAACGAAAATCTAACGGAAGATGAGTGGTATCGTATGACTGCGCTTAAAAACGTAATCAATCAACGTCCACAGGCAGTTGTACCAGAAAAAATGGAAGAGTTCACTGAATACCTTGTTCGTAGTCTTAGGGAAAGGGGTGGTTGATTAAAGTTACTTAGCTCCAAAGTGGACCTATAGTGTAAGCACAGCATTCAAATGTCCACCAGAAGCCGTATCGGTCTTGAACTTCCTGATGGTTCTATTCTCTCTGCATATTCACACTGGGATGGATATCCTGAATGGATGGGTCGCATCCTTCGCACTCATTATAATACCCGTGAAAAAGTTTCTTCCTTGATTGATGGTGGCGATATGAGTTCTCCTTGGACTAATGAACGCTGGTCTAATGATTTGCTGGACCGTCATAAGGAACAATATGGTCCCCAATACTACTCCCAGAGAGGCGAAGATTGCCCCCCACGTCTAGACAAAGACCTCTGTGAGTTTCTGCTGCCTGATAATAGCGAAGAATATGCCTATGTCTTCCGCAATGGGGAATGGGTATGCTACAATATGAATCAGTTTGATGATTCCAAACTGCCTGAAGTTGTTGAAATTCCTTCTGGAGCGTTAATGGTATGAACCGTAAGTACATCATCACTTTCGCATTAGGTTTCCTTGCTATCATTGGATGGAATGTCTTTCTAATCCAACGCGATGAGAAACTTTATGATTCATACTACCGCGCTAAAGCAATGGAAAACTTAAAGAAACCACCAAGCAGTGAGATTCGGTAATCAAATCGTTTGGTATCTCTTTAACTTCGCATAATCAACTGTTCTCATAAAGGACATTTCATTTGGTTTGATGACGTGCAGCTGTCCTGCTACCTCATCCCAGGTGTAGTTATGGATTTCTTCACCTCTACCGACCCAATGATAGTTAAATGCTCTAAATCCCCACCTTTGGACACTTAATACCTGTACCAAAGGATGTTGGTCGTAGTAGATTTTACCTGTCGATGGTACTACATTTTCTTTGGACCGATTCCTTACACCTTTTGCATTGTAGATGAATGTACAATACATTCCAACATCTGGTATAATCTCTAGGTCCTTAAAAACATCAACGATTTCTAACATAATGTCTTCTGGGTCTATGAGTGTTTTGATTCTTTCCTTTAGAACTGCTACTCTAGAGTTTCCCTTCGATTCCATTCTATGTTAGAAGTCGTTACTTGGTATTTATTTTTGAAAGGAGATTTCAATGACTGAACAAGATTTGATGGAAGCAGAACAAGCATTCTGGGATTTCGTGGAGCAACTTGCTGAAGAACACGAAGTCACGGCAGACTACATCATCTATGAGTTTATTCTGTAGTCTCACTTGACTTTCAACACTGTTCACATTAAACTAAAGGAGTATTTTACAAGCAACAATGAAGTATCTGTATATCGTTGACCACTATATTCCTTTCCCAAGTTCAGAATATGGGGGACTTTGGAATGTAATTGCAGAGGATGATGATGAATGTTTTGATTTGATTTCTGCAGAAGATGATAGCAATTTCTTCGAACAGCACTATACTGCTCTGCGTGAAAACATCTTAAATGCAAGAACTTATGCACTTGCTGAAGATGTAGAATCTACTGTAGTTGAATCATTTACTACCTGATGAGCAACCCTGAATTTAATCGTCTTGGTTTTGATTTGAAACAGCAGTACCAAGAACGTATCAATCATCTACAACAGAAGATTACTGAACAGCAACACGAAATCTTAAGACTTCAAGAGCAAATCAAGTACATCTCCAAAGACCGATTTTATGATTGCTGAATTTCCACATAAAGCCCCAAAAGATTATAGTTATGAGTTTGAAGAATTTAAGCGTGGTGTGGTCGCTATTTGGCTGCGTTGTAATCGCAAGTTTGATTACAATAATGGTGCCTCAACCCGAACCATCTGGGGGTTTTACAAATCCAAAACCAGGGAATACTTCGCCCCAGTTAATAGTAAGACAGTCGGTTCTCGTGTAAATATTGAAGATACACGAAACTATACTTCGATGCCTTTGAAACTAAATCCACTGATGAGTTGCTTCGAATGATGTATACGCCCAAAGTAAACGACTATGTGCTATGGAACAAAGGTGTTGAAGGATGGGTGTATTTTACAGATAAAGAGTATATTACCATTGAAGCATTGGTAAGACCAAAAGACGAAGAAAACTATAAGTGCTGCCCCATTCACCAGAATACCCGAGTTCTTGTTCTCTGTTACCCTGAACAGTGGAAGGAGTTAGTGTATGTTAAATCAAGGAAATCCAAATACGATGAAGAATAAAAAAACCTTGTTCCGTCTTGTTGCTAAAGCACTTGGAGAAAAGGCAAGTAAATGTGATAAGGAAGCAGATAAGATAGCATTCATTCGACTTCTTATCACACTACAGATTCTTATTACTAACTGCTTCATAGTGTATGGCGTCATAAGAGTTAATCACTTCCCTATAGATAAACAACAAAAAGTTGAAGTGGTGATTGATGCTTCTACTCTTCCTGATTATCAACCCCCACCAAGGAGAGGAATAAACAAACCATTCGAGTTTGAATAATCTAAATACCTAAAAAAGTATTAGAGATGAAAACCTTTAGTCAACTGTCCGAAGATTTAGCGCAGAAGAGACAAGAACTTCAGCAAAGAAGACTTGAACAGATGCAAGCACAGAAGCAAAAGGCAGCAGACTATCGTGAAGCACAGCAGGAGAGAATCCAAGCACAAAGAGATGCTCAACGGGAAAGAATAGAAAAGCAAAAAGAACGTGAACGTCTCAAGGATGAGTTAAGAAAGGAAATCGAAAGCGAAAGATAAACTGTTTAGACCAATTAAAGTTACTTAGCTCTAAAGTGGACCTATAATGTAAGCACGAATGATTCTATGGACTGCTTTGATGATGTTCAGATTGAAGAAACAACTGGATTTGATTTCATCGAACAAGACTTAACTGACCTCATTGAAGAGGAAAACAACTTCAATATGAACGATTATCTCAACGGAAACTACGATTACTGATTATGAACCCGGATACTTACACTTTCACTGGTGATGCTACCACCTTCCTTGGTTTGGTTGGTGTTGTCTCGGCAGGTATTATTATTGTTACTGCCTTCCGTCGTTTCTTCAATTCTCCTTACAATGTTCGAGTGAAAACTAAACAAGTATCTACCGAACTTTCTACCGACTCTGAAACCACTGCATCCTGAACAAATGACTGAAACTGTAAACGTGCTTCCTCACCTGAACGAACTGAAAGAGACTTTTCGTCGCCAAGATTTTAAGTTCACTCCTGCACAACAAGAACAATACGATATTCTTCTTCAAGCACGCCGCGAACGAGTAAAATGGTTCTATGAGACGGGGCAAGTCTGTAAGATTAGTAAATCCGCACAAGATAAACTGAAAGAAGACAACTAATATAGGGTAGGGTCCAGTTGAGAGGCTGGACCCTTTCTATTGACTAAATACCTGAAAGGGTTTATAGTCAATACAGATGAGAAGTTTTCAGCAGTTCATGTCTATTTGTGAGGAAGTTGAAGACAAGTCAAAGAGACTTGGATTCGCTGCTACAATTAAGACTGCACAAGCAGGTGGTAGAGTCAGACCCGAAAGAAAAAAGACCCCTGCCGAGATACGCAGAATGAAATCTGTGGGTGGCGGTAAGATGGAACCCGTTGGTCCATACAAACCACGCAAAGATATTGGAAGTCAACGTGATTCCTCCACAAGACAACAGCAACCCGAACAGGAACGTGGTTCTGCTAGAGAGAGACAACTAGCAGCAGCAAAAGCAGAAAGAGCAGCAGCAGCAAGAGCAAGAGCAGCAGCAAAGAAAGGTGGTGCTGCATCAACAGAAGAGAAACCAAAAGCAAAACCCAAAGACTTATCAAAAGAAGCATCTAAACTTCTTTCAACAAAGAAAGCAGAAGAGAAACCAGCAACACGCACAAACAGAAAGTGGAAAACTGAAACTGGTGGTGGTATGACGAAGAGTGAAAGAGCTAGTGCAAGAGGTAAAGAGAAAACTGCAAAAGCACAAGAAACTAAGAAATCTGCTACTGAAATCCTTGCAAAGATGCGTAAAGAATATGAAGAAGGTGGTGGTAAGTGGAGCAATGCTGTTGCAGTTAAAATGAGAGCAAAAGCAAAAGCAGCAGCACAAGCATCAGGAAGCTGAGGGGCAATTAAAGTTACTTAGCTCCAAAGTGGACCTATAGTATGACCGACAACATTATGAAAGTTTCTGAAAAACCCCAAATCATTAACGGTATGGAACATATGGTTACTACTGTTAATGGTTTGGACCGAGTGGAAATTAACAACAAACTTCATCATCTTGGCGACCAACTTATGAAACTCAAGTTGGAACAAGACCATCTTATTCAAATGCGGAATATGATTGACCGCCAGAATGAATTGAGCGAGATGAATAACTTATTTGACGACATGTTTGGCGGTTGATTAAACCTCACCAGCACGCTTAGATTGACCCTCTAAGCGTGCTATTCTTGTCTTTAGATATCAAACCACTGAGAACTATGAATTATATTCAAATCCCTGATTTTGTGCTGGATAGCATCATCAACTCTCTTCAGCAAGGTTATGATGTTTGTGCTGGAGTTGATTACTCTTCCGATGAAACTGAGAAGAGACCAGAGTATGCAACTGGATACAGTCGTGCTACAATGAGAGATGCGATTGAGCGACTGAAGCAATACCAAGAGAAGACCAATTAAAGTTACTTAGCTCCAAAGTGGACTTATAGTATGAGCACCAACCCTATGCAAATCCAACTTCGCCCTCACCAGGAACGTGGCGTTGCTGCTATGCAAAAGCACAGCAAAGGCCAAATCATTGTTCCTACTGGTGGCGGTAAGACTTTGATGATGATTCAAGATGCAATGATTCAACTTCAACAACAGAACTGATGACACAAACTACCCAGACCATTGTTGTTGTTGCTCCTCGCATTTTGCTTGCTGAGCAACTCTCTGCAGAGTTTCTAGAGTTCATCACCAATGCTGAAGTGATGCACGTGCATTCGGGAGAGACGCACCACTACAGTTCTACTCGCCCTGGTGAGATTCGCAAGTGGGTTGAAGCAAATGCCAACAATCACCGCCTGATTGTAACCACCTACAACTCTCTTCAGCGTCTTGTTGATGCTGAGATTGATGTGGACACGATTTACTTTGATGAGGCACATAATTCAGTTAAGCGTAACTTCTTCCCTGCAACGGAGCACTTTGCCGCTGAAGCAAATCGTTGTTACTTCTTTACTGCTACCAGGAAGACTTCGCTCACTCCTTCTAAACCTGGAATGAACGATCGTGATGTTTATGGGGACATTATCTGTCGTGTTTCTGCACCTGAACTTGTTGATGGGGGATACATCATTGCTCCCAAGATTGTAGCGAAGAAGTTTGAAGTTCTTGCTCCAAATCAGGTGACTGCGGAGTGTGATAGTAGCAATCTAATGGAGACCTTGGAAGACATTGATTGTAAGAAAATCCTGGTCTGTGTTAAGTCTGCGAAGCAACTTATCAACCTGATGTCGCACACTGACTGCGCTTCTCAACTGCATCAACGTGGTTACTCTTACCTCTACATTACCGCAAAGACTGGGGCAATTATTGATGGTAAGAAAGTCAACCGCGAAGTATTCTTTGACACTCTCAATGCTTGGGGCCGTGACCCTAACAAGAAGTTTGTTTGCCTTCATCGCTCTATCCTCAGTGAGGGAATTAACGTCAGTGAACTAGAAGCTGTGGTCTTTCTTCGCAATATGGATGTGATTGAGATGACCCAAACTATCGGTCGTGTTCTTCGCTTGGGTGGCAAAGAAAAGGTCTGGGGTTTATGTGTGGTGCCCGTTTATTCCAAGGTTGGAGTGTCCACAGAGAGGGCACTCCAGCGAGTTGTTGATGCTGTCTTTGAGAAAGGTGAGATGCTGGACAGTGTGGTTCGCAGGTGAGTCTCACTGAGACCCCTGTATCCATCAGGGGTCAAAACCTGATTTTTCTGCAATTCTACGTCACAGACCCTATGGGTCATCCACCGCAACCAAATTCACGATTTTTCTCAAAATGAACTCCAAGAACTGGAAAGCTTACTGCCAAACTACATTCAACTCATTGGCAGCAAATGTAGACAACTGGGGAGACCCTGATTTCTTCCGACCCATCACACGTTTGTTCTACATTGGTGTGTTTGATTGTGCCCAGGTCAATCATCTTGGTCTGATAAGTGAGGACGCTATAGAGTACCCAGACCAGCGCACACACGACCATTGTTTGTCACCACAATTCATTGGTCGGATGATTATGGACAACCCAGACAAATACCTGTCTGATTATGATGTATTTGAGAACCTGTTTTGGTTGTCTTGCTCCACGATTACAGTGACCAAGGATGAGAATAAGAGACTAAGTATGTTGACTGAGAATAATGGAACAGACTATATTGTTCACGTTCCAACTAATCTCAAGTATCAGCATCTTGGCATCAAACTATATCAGAAGAATGGTCCTAGGTGGATTGATGCTGTAGAATGTGATGACAACATTATTCCCGCTCCGAAAGATTTGCTAGAGTATGAGAAAAAGTTTCTGGTCCAAAATATCAAAGGTCCGCTCATGGAGTTTCTAGTATGAAGGAAGGATTTATTGTCGGTAAGGGAAATTATTGTGCAGTGCCCTATGGTAATCAACTGATGATTATTCACAACGGAGAGCAACTCAAAGTGTGTAGGACCGAAGCATCAGCACGAAAATTTATTGACGACCATAAGAAAGGTAAATCACAGGCAAAGCTTCCTGTCGATTAAAGTTACTTAGCTCCAAAGTGGACTTATAGTGTAAGATGCACCGCTTCTATGCCTCGCACCCGTAAGCAAACCGTTAATGTTGTTGCTGACGTGAAAGTTCCTCAGGTTCTCATCACTCGCCAGCAATATGTCCAAGACATTAAGGTTCGCTGGGAAATTCATCAGTATGAAGTCAACAAACTGGTGGAAGATGTAAGGAACTTCACTCAAACTGTTGCTCCTTATGTGAAAAACGCACTGGATTTTCTGACTGAAAAGTATCAGCAAATCAGTGCCAAATATGCCACTAACTAAGGTGGCACTAAGGACTCATTGAGTCCTTTTTTTGTATGGCAATTAAAGTTACTTAGCTGCAAAGTGGACCTATAGTATGATGACCAAACCAATGCAAAATAAACACTTGGAACATCCTGAAGATTGTATCTTAACTGGTGATCTGTCTGTTCTGGATTGGTTCTCTGAAGTAGAATCTACCATCAGTGTGAAGATGGACGGCGCTCCAGCTTTGGTCTGGGGCACCAATCCTGCGAATGGTAAGTTCTTCGTGGGTACCAAATCTGTCTTCAACAAAGTAAAAATCAAAATCAATCATTCCCATGAAGAAATTGATGCGAACCATGAGGGCAAAGTTGCAGACATTCTTCATGCTGCTTTTGATTGTCTTCCTCGCACAAAGTCTATCATTCAAGGTGATTTTTTGGGGTTTAGTGGTTCTGATACTTATTGCCCCAACACGATTACTTACGTTTTCCCGCAGGTAATCAGACAGGACATTATCATTGCTCCACACACAATCTACAGTGGTGGTGATGACCTGCGTGAGGTTTCTGCTGCTCCTCTGACTAGCAAACTCAAAAGCACTAAAAAGTGTTTGTTCGTTCAACCTGAAGTCGAACTTAACCCTTTCCGTGAGGATTTGGAGGATGTGTGTAAGTTTGCAAAGCAAATGAGCACTCTATGTGAGTTTGTAAGCGAAAGGAAAGCATCACAAATCAAAAAAGAGATAAACACCTGCATCCGTGAGCAAAAGGTCGTGGATGAAAATGAAATTGCAGAAAAATGTGATTGTGATAAGAACCTCATCCGTATTTGGAAGTTGGTGAAGTCTATCAAGGACGATTTGTTCCTTTTCATTCACGAACTGGATGAGATTGAATGTTTCATCAATGACGAAGCAAGTTTCCACGAAGGTTACGTCATCACTAACAAGTTTGGTACTTACAAAATTGTTGATAGGGAAACTTTCTCATATTCCAATTTTACCATCGCCAAGAATTGGGGTTGATTAAAGTTACTTAGCTCCAAAGTGGACCTATAGTATGAGAAAGACACACCGATTCCAAACATTCAAAGAAGCACTCAACTTTCTGATGAATGAGTTTCAGTTGACTAATCAGCAAGCAACTCACTTTATCTGGGACAATCAGTTCTCTATGGGAACTGACCGTGCTATTTGGATCACTGAACCTACCAACTGAGGGTAACTGAAATGACTGACACTATTAACGACCTCACAGTAACACGTTCCCTGCGCCTGCTGCGTGATGGTTTCAAAAGTGATTTTGCTACCTTTGCATATGAAGACGAAAGAATGACAGAACTTTTAGCACAACTTGCAAGTGAGTTTGTAGAATCAAACATTCCCGTGGTTGATGAAGACAACCAGATGGAACTCTCTATGATGCTGTTGGAATCACTGGAGATTATTGCACGATGACAGTAACTAAAACTATTCTTACTTTGATGTCACTTGAAGCTATTCGTGAATTGGGTAGTTGTAGCAAGAGACAAATTAAGGAGAAAGTGTTGGAAATTGCAGAAAAAAAGAAAGCACTTTCTAAAGATTTTGTCCTTGAGTTTGGTGACATTGGGTGGAGATTTATAGACCTTAAAGAAGAAGGACTTATCACAAATAATGGTCTCAAAGGTGCAAAATGTCGTTGGATTCCTGTATGACTTACTCTAACCTATCCAAGATTCGTCCTAAACTGAGGACACAAGGCAACATCACTGGTAACTTTGGCAAGAGCAAAGTTAAGTCAGGTTCTATACTCAACGACATTGGTGGTGATGGTAACATAGGAGCAACGCAAGATGAATATCTGAATCGACTTTATCAGGCATTTGATACAACCACTGATGAAAAACTGAAGAAGTTCATTTACACTCAAATCCGTTCTATCCTCATTCAAAAAGGTATCTGGTAATGGCAACTTGGAAAGCAGATGTATTCGTAAATTCAAATGTTGGGCGTATTAGCACTGAGGTTCAGGCATCAACATTTCAAGGTGCGAAAGAGCAAATCTATGCAAAGCACGGTGATGTTCAACAAATCGCTAATCTACATCAAGTAAGTCGGAACAGTTCTTCATCATCAGGCGATTCCAGTTCTGGTAGTGTTGGTGGGATGGTTGGTCTCATCGGACTGGTTGCAGCTGCCTGGGCATTTATGTCATTTACTCCCTGGGTTTTGATGGGTTTAGGTGGTGCTTTCGGAACTTGGGTTGGCGAACTTGTAACAGGACAACGCATTGAGGAGTATAACGAACGTGAGGATGATTTGGGGCACTCAAAGGCAGCAATCGTTCTCGCACTTGCCCTAGTCTTAGGTGGAATTGGTTTTGTCAAAGGAGACCAAATCAAAAAAGGATTTGATGCCCCTGATGCACCTGCACAAGTGAAAAGTACGCAGAATTAAAGTTACTTAGCTCCAAAGTGGACCTATAGTATAACCACCAAAGTTTGCCAAGTGTTTGTTTCTATTTTTGAAGACGGTTCTCTGATTGATTATATCAATCAGAACGCACAAGATCCTTGGGTTGGTACATCTTTTCAAGGTTATGTCTTTATGTCACCCAAACAAAAGGGTGAGTTTGGTGAGCGTTTCGTATCCAAGTTCTTTGAGAGTGTATTGCTTTGTGATGTAAAACGTGCAAAGACTTCTACTGCTGGTCACGATCGTGTTATTGATGGTATTCTAACTGAAATCAAGTTCTCTCTTGCTACTCGTGATAAAAAGGGCGGAACAAAGAAAGATCAATTCATTATCAATCACGTCTCAAAAGATAAGGACTGGGAACGTCTTGTGTTCTTTGGCATCAACCAAGACGAGAAGGATTGTCGTCTGTTTTGGTTCAGTAAAGAGGATTTCCTGAATCATCTTGAGTCTGATGATTGCTTGTTTGCATCGCAGCAAGGTGGCAAATCTATTGGCAACGATGACTATATTTGCACAAAAGTTGATCGTCTGGTAGAATGTTCTTTTGTGAAGGGCATAACCGAATGGTGAATCTATTTCACGGCGATTGTTTAGACATTCTACCAACACTTCCAGACAATTCCGTTGATATGGTGTTGGTAGATTTACCATACGGTACAACAGCGTGTAAATGGGATTCTATCATTCCTCTAGACAAATTGTGGGGTCAGTACAATAGAATCTGCAAGGAAGATGGTGCGATGGTATTCACTGCAGCACAACCATTCACAACTATACTTGCAGCATCAAATCTTGATAACTTTCGTTATGAATGGATCTGGGAAAAACCTCAGGGGACTAATCCTATGAACGCGAAGGTAATGCCACTCAAATCTCACGAAAACATCCTAGTTTTTTATAGAAAGAAACCAACATATAATGCTCAGATGTGGTATTCAACTCCTTACAGTGGGTTCTCATCAGAAACAAGCAAAATTGGTGAGGTTTATGGTGAGGCACAATCAAAGCATCGTGATAATCCAGATGGATCAAGATATCCAAAGACAGTGTTAAGATTCAAGCAGGAAAAGGGATTACATCCTACACAAAAACCAGTAGATTTGATGGAGTATCTAATTAAAACATACAGTAACGAAGGTGACACCATTCTTGACAATACTATGGGATCAGGTACAACTGGTGTTGCAGCTGTGAACACTGGTAGAAAGTTTGTTGGTATTGAAAGTGATGAAAAATACTATCAAATTGCTAAGGATCGCATCAATAATCCTTTGCTATCTGCCTTGAATTAAAGTTACTTAGCTCCAAAGTGGACCTATAGTATGACCAACACTAACATCGTTTCCGAAATCTACTCCTACCACACAGATTGGAAGGAAGGTAAAGTCAACCAGATGTGGATTGAGCAGTCTGGTGATGAGAACAAAGGTTATTCCTACGTCGCTGTTGCACACAATCCCCGCAATGGTAAGACGATGGAGATGTCCAACCCTCGCACATCTTACCAAGAGACTCTCAAATGGGTTCGCGGTTGGTGTGGAACTTTTTGCACACTTCCTGCCTGATTGATTATGACTAACTATCGCGTTCAAGTTGAAACCAACGACGGATGTGTGACCGTTTGGTATGAGAAATCCAAAGCAAAGACTGCGGACAAACTTATACTCAATCGCGTCTACAATCAACTCTGTGGGTTGAACATTAAAGAAATCTCTGTTAATCCTTCTGTCTGAATTATGAACACTGGTTATACACTCAACCGCGTCAATTTCACTAGGGATGAAGAAACTTGCATCCTACGGTTTCTGAATCAAGCACGAGAATGTGGGTATCCTAGTGGTCAATCTGAGTGGTATTCTGTGATTGATTCTATCATTCGGAAGTATTACGATTCTGACATCAAAGAGGCACAAGTTGCCTGCTATTAAAGTTACTTAGCTCCAAAGTGGACCTATAGTATGACACACTCCAATCCTTACGTTCAAAACCTCATCGAAATGGGTTACGATGAGCAAGACTGCCGCAATGTTGCTGCAGTTGGTGATGCTAACGTCACCTACCCTCGTACCATTTACGGTCGCACGTTTGCTACTGAAACTGAGTACAAAGAAGCACTTGCAGACTTCATCAACGGTCTGTGAATTAAAGTTACTTAGCTCCAAAGTGGACCTATAGTATGAGCACTGAATCAATGACTAAAACTTTCACCGTTCGCTTCGATTCCACCGCACTCGATTCCCCTGAGTATGTGGGTCCGTTTTATAGTGAAGAAGAGGCACAAGATTATGCTGATGATCGCAACAGTTCGTTAGCATTATCTGGAATCCCTTCTTCTATCGCATTCTACACTGTTGTTTGATTGATTATGAGAATTGCTTTTCTGATTGCAACTTTAGCACTGGGACTTCGCCTAGGTTTGAGTGCTCATGCTACAGTGAATGAGTATCAAGAACAGCAAGCAGATCGCTTCTGTCAGATAGATCCAAACTACTGCAATTAAAGTTACTTAGCTGCAAAGTGGACCTATAGTATGATTAACACCTCAAACGCCTTCATTCTCAACGACACTGCAAAGAAAGATGCTGCAGTGCAACTTGCAATGGCAAACTATGTCAAACAGTTGGAGCGTGAAGAAGCACGTCGGCAAGCAATTCTCTCAGGGAAGTATATTCCTTGCCCCGAAACTGTTTGGAACATTTCAGACAGAAATTGATGGCACGGAGACTAACACTTAAGAGTCCTTCTAAAGTGAAGACAATTCTACTGATTTTTGCTGTTGCGTTTATACTCTCACCAGGAGTTCGCAACATCACCTCCAACACATTGCACACTGTAGCAGACATTATTTCGACCAATGATTGAGACAGATTTCTTTATTCTCACTGGCGAACAATACCAGGAGTTTTATACTGAAGCACAACAGGTTGGTATGAACATCGACAGGTATCTTATGGAGTTCTGTGATGTTGAAGGACCTGATGTGTACGTTGATTGATACTTTCACTTTTTTTGATAATTTCACTGCAGGGGATGCCCTAGACTACCTTGCAGATGAAATCGCAAGTTTTTTTGGTTTTTGCTTGAGTGGTGGACAGGGTTCTCAGCGAGTCTTAAGTGAGACCGCACCCGATACCATCAGCAGGGACCAAACCTCACAAAGTAACACAAACTATCTGCAAATTACTGAGTAGAACTATGATTGCATTTGTCACCCCTAAAAGCAAGAAAGCACAGAATCGTTTTTGTAACTTAATGAATCGCAATGATGAATGTATTGTTGAGCAACATAGAGGTGATAAAGTGTTTCTCACTTCTGCCAACGGTAGGAATCACTTTTGGGTGAATCTTGACCACGATAAAGACTGGAACATTGAGTTGAATTAAAGTTACTTAGCTCCAAAGTGGACCTATAGTATGAACACCACTGACCTCCTCGATTCCATCAAACTCAGCGAGCAACTTGCTCTCGAAAACTATCAGCAACGCAATGGAGTTGTTGATTATCGCCTTCCTGGAGTTTGTCATCACTACTTCGCAAAGTATGATTTGCAAGGTACACGAGATGGCGAAATCTGCCTGACCTGTAAAGTTTCCAAGACTGTAAAAGGTTCACTGCGTTATACCTTCCAAATCAACGGTAAGCGTATCGCAGAAAAGCAAATCGCTGCCGAGTTTAATGCTCTCGGTGCATTTTGCGACTGATTAAAGTTACTTAGCTCCAAAGTGGACCTATGGTATCACCACTCACCACTGAAACCAAATGACCCGCCTAATTGAACGCCAAATGAATAAAGCAATCAGCACTGAGACTGATTGGAAGAAAGACAATACCGAAGTTGTCAACATTGAAGGTGTAAGTTTCGTCTATCTGTATAGCAATCTGATTGCAATGGTAGGTGATACTTGGTTGGAATTGTTTGATGGTGGACATCAATCATACACCACCAAATCGCGTTTGAATGCTATTCTCTCCGAGCACTCAAATGGAGAGCGTGTGTATCAAAAGAACTTCAACTGGTTTGTATCAACCAAGGATGGCGAAGTTCCTTTTGGTAATGGTATCAAACTCGACTGACCATTAAAGTTACTTAGCTCCAAAGTGGACCTATAGTATGAAGAACACTCAAATGACTAACCAAGACCTTTCCAAGACAATCTACCGCAATCTGTTCACTGAAGAGCAGTGGGACATGATCTACAATTTCGTCGGACATGCACTCGATGATGATGACTTTGATGCAGAAGATGTGTATGCTATTCGCAACAAGATTCACGCACTGTTTAACTGAAATCAAATGACCTGGTACATTCAAATCCAAGACAAAGACAATAATGTTCTTGTACTAAATCAAGCACTTGGTAGTTACAAAAAGTATTCCAAGTTCATTGATAACAAAGCAAACCAAATCGTAGCACAATTCCCTACTGCAAAACGATGGGAAGTGCGCCCTAATCCTTATACTCACAAGGCAATTCTCTGATGCAAAAAACATTCAAAAAGTTCATTTGGAAAGACTCAAGATCCAACCAAGTTAAAACCATCCTAGCAAGGTCTGAATACTCAGCAAGGAAACAAAACTTCGGTAATCTTGCTGGTTATCTTTACTCTCACTCTGTTCCTCTTAACTGATGTTTAAGATTCGTTATTTCACTCCTTATCAACAACAATGGAGAGAGCAAAGTTTCTCTACATTAGATGAGGCACAATCAATGGTTGAGTTCTATCGTTCCTGCGGAAGTCCTGCTGAACTGATTCAATGACTAAGTTCCTTATAGGTATCGTCACTGGAATCATTCTTTCTACTGTTGGATTCAATGGGTTAGCAAATCTAGGCAATCGTACTATCACAACCATCGAATCATTTGCCCAATCTAATCAATGACCAAAGAACAAAAAGATTCAATGATGGCACAAATCATTGAACAAATACAAGACCAAATCACTTACTTAGTCGATCAAGATCTAATTCAAGAGTCTTACTCATTATACAAAGAATGGGAAGAACATCTTAATCCAAAGTATTCACAACTCGAAATCATTACTGTCATCGATCTCACCACAATCTAAAATGAAACCATTCCTTAACATCACGTTTGCTATTGAACTCCTGGTCCTAACTTGTCTTGCTACAGTAGCAGTCCGTGCCGAACCAAACAATAACGAAAACGTCAATAAGTTCTGTGCTTATGTTGCAGGAGTACCTTATGCTTCTGATAATCTAACTGATGAAGAATGGGTTCGATTTTTATATTGTAGAGACACACTGAATCAGTAATCAAGGCGCTTGCGCTTAAGCACTACGTGCGAGGAAGGAAGTTTGCCTCTGTTAAGTAAAGAAAGTGACTTCTGTAAAGTGTAGATAATCAAGGTTATTTGGTGATGTGGTTTATAGAGAGGGGAGTGGTGTCCTCTCTCTTTTTTATGTCCAAAAACCTTGTTTTAATGCTTAAATGTTAGGAAATCAATAAAAAAGGTGTTTTTAATTATAGCTAAGCGTTGTATTCATTCTCAATAAGGTGTTAGTTATTGAGAATCAATAAGGGTATTAGTTGAGAATTAGTGTAGATAATACCCTCTGATACCTGATACTTATGTCTTATAAATGCCTCAGATACCCTATTAAATACCCTTTAAATCCCTCAGAGTCTGAGTACTTTATGCCTTATAAATGCCTCAGGACCTTGTTATCTTACGTTGCGAGCTTACACGAGAACGCTGAGAATGTCAAGACCCCACTTTCCCGGAATTATCATAAAATCCCCACACACAGTCACAAACACTCACAGACCCCTCAAAAATCGCCTACAAGGTCCCTAAATACCATCACTTGACACATACTCCCAGATCCCTTATAATTGTCCCATCAACACATTCAAGGAGAGCACTTATGTCAGTTGCCTACAGTCAAGCACAGAAGCAGCGTTATCGTATTACCCTTGATATCTCAGCGTATCCTGATTTCGACCCACACAACATCAACTGGAATAAGTTATTTGAACTCGAAGGATCTGAGAACTGTGAGGCATACGTAGAAGACCTAAGTCGTCCTGATAAGTGGTAACATAAGAGCATACAATAAGACTCCTTAAGAGACTCCTATAAGGGGTCTTTTTTAATGCCTTGACATACCTTACTGTTCTTGTTATAATATCCTTGTGAGGGTTGATAAGGGGGCTTTAGGTAAGCTTAAGCCACCAGACACAGTATACATCAGAGATCACCCGTAGGGTATTACGAACGTAGTGAGTAATGTATAGAGAACTGTAAGAGAGATTTAATAGTATTGGTGCTTTAATATTGACTTGATTGTTGATACAGAGACTCCATACTCTTCTGCTAACATTTCTCTTGTATATTTTCTTGGTCGGTATTTTTTCCTTATCTCATCTGCGTCATCTGTTGTTAACTTTCTGGACCTATGAGTTAGTGAAGCCGATTTCTTAACATTCTCTCCTCTGGTTAACCATTGAAGGTTGCTGATATTGTTGTTAGTTTTGTTCTCATCTATGTGGTCTACGATATAACCATCACCAGGGCATTCTGGACCATAAAGTTCCATTACCATACGGTGAACATACCAGCATTCTTTACTTCTAGTTTTGATTACTTTGTATCCCCCGCCTTCACCTTTACCCACTATTCTCTCTCTATTGGATGATGCTTTCCCTTTTTTAAATCTATTATCTCCACCCACAGGATAGCGACTTATGATTACACCTTCAGCACTCACATAGTATTCAGTGTCTCTAAATCTTTTATACATTGCTATAGCAAACTCTGTGGAGATTATAGCAGGTTTCATATAGCAAGTCAACCGCTCATTAAAGTTGCTTAGCTGCAAAGTGGACCTATAGTATGAGCACCACTACCAAACCAATGACTGTTACTTACCAAGCTGATTTCCTAGACACCACCTATAATGGTTGGACTAACTACCACACTTTTAATGTTGCTCTGTGGATCAACAATGATGAGGGTTTGTATCACCTAGCAATGGACTGTGGTGATTATGAAACCCTTGTAAATACCCTCTACAATGAGTATGGAGTGACCGAAACAAAGGACGGAGTTAAGTTCAACGACCCTAAGGTAAATGTGGTCCAACTGAATAGCGATGTGTTTGATCTCTGATTCACACATAAGACACACACAGTTTCTCACACTTTCCTTCTGAACATGTTCTCCTTCATTGCCAACTTCCTGTCTGAACATCTCCCAGTCTTTGTGAACATCGACTGCAGTGATTGCAAGACAGTTGATGCACTTATCCTGTCACCACTTCATGGGGTCGCATTGATCAAAACTCATACGGGTCAAGTGTATAGCACACCCTGCAAACGGTTTGATATGCTTCGCTTGAAAAAGTATGATTCGGTTGGAGACTTCATCAACGAATGTTGCTTTGCATGATATAACTTACTGAACACACAGTAAGCATCACTGACCCTGAGAGATGTGGGGTCATAAAATATACCTCTCTCACTCACACAGTTTCTTACATTCAACAACACAAAATGTCCAAGCAAGTGATGATCGATCTTCTGAAGCGTGCTAACAATGGCACCGATCTTATGAAGATTTTGGATACACTGACCTCTGAGAATGTTTCGGAGGGTTATGATAACGAACCCACTGGAGATATGATCGAGTTCTGATGTCGTAGACAGAGCGTTAGCGATAACTTAGGGGCACGGGGTTTGACACTCTGTGCCCTTTATGTTAGACTCTTATGCGTATGCGTATCGGCAGTGATTGGTGCGGTTTTCTTAAGGTCGCCGCGCGGCGTAGCGTGTTCTTAAGCGCCCCCCGTATATTATTTTTTTGGGTCCCTGTAACCTACAACAACTCCGTAC